ATGGGGTAAGGTTGCTGAAAAACCTATTGATCTAAACCAAATTATAGAACGTATAGATGGTGCTAAGTGATTGGATTCGGTAAGTCCAAGTAGACTTCTCTGGACTCTAAAGTGGTTCTGATACCGTCCAATCAACGCTAAGATCACACCCTTGATGCCCTCCCACTAAATCAAGGATACGGTCTGTCACCTTTTCGGTATCGGAATCAAAGTCAAATACTAATCATTTACTAGAGGTAAATCATGAAGTTTAAATTTGTCAACGTACCAATTAATTACAAAGGGCAGGAAAAAGAACAACTGATTGCCGGTGAAAAGGAGTTTGCTAAAACCTGGAGGATTTTAACAGGAAAACGGAACGCCACCGAAGATCAAGTCATTGCTTTGGAGAATATCATTGCTGAAGCAAAAAATGGCAGTAATGACACAGTTGAATTAGTCCATTAATCAATCGGCCTAGCGGGGTGATTTGGGTTTTGGTTATCATCCAACCTCCTCCTCCCCATTTCATCCTGCTAGGCTGTCCATCTTAAAAGGAGAATTATCATGGGAATTATTGAAATCGTAGTTACCGCTTATATTGCTTTCTTTATTTTATTTGGAACCCCTGCCGATGAAACGAAACATGAAACAAATGCTAAAATTGAGAAGCATATTGCAGACAAGAAGGGGAGTGTATAATGGATTTTACTCCAGAAGAACGACAACATTATATAGGTGGTTCTGATGTATCTGCCATCATGGCCTTAAATCCCTGGAAAACTATACATGATGTCTTTATCGAAAAAGTGCAGGATAATCCGGTTCCATTCAAACAGAATGAAGCTATGTATTGGGGTAAAAATCTTGAGGAGGCCATCGCAGATAGATGGCTCTCCGAAAGATTAGATAAAGAAACCCACGATAAATACATTTTGGAAAGATCACAGGTTCTATCTACAGGTCATCCTACAAAAGATTATGTTAGAGGACATCCTGACGCTATCTATAAGGGTTGGAAAAATGAAAAACCAATTACCTGTTTTCTTGAAGTCAAAACAACAGATTCCAGAAACGCTTCTAACTGGATTCATACCGCACCACCTTACTACTTTGTTCAACTAGCCTGGTATGCAATGATTAATGCTAGAAACTATGAACATAGAGGTGAATCATTACCGGATACGGAGTATTGGTTTGCGGTATTAATTGGTGGAAATAATTACAAGGAATTTCAGGTGAATATTAATTCATCTGATATGGCTTTGGTTGAATCAAAGGCTACTGAATTTTGGGAAGAACATATCCAGAAAAAACTTATGCCTGAATATGATGAGCCTGATGAAAAGATCAATTCATTCTTACATCCTTATGTTTCTAAGGATAAGATTGTTGATTGCGATCAATTTGTTAACGATTATGTAAGGGAATTTAGGGGTATCAAGTCAGCTATTAAAAACCTTCAGACTAAAGAAAAAAAGATGAAGGAATTTATTAAAAATAAAATGGGTGACTCTCAATTTCTTATGTATGAAAACGAAAAGATAGCTACTCAATCAGAATATTGTAAGACCTCTACTGATTGGGAATATGTAGCTAGAAATTATGAGGCTGATCCTGAATTTTTTAACTATGTTAAAAATAATACAAAATCAGTAACCATTAAATCATTGAGGTAATATGAGCATACATAAAGCATTGTTTGAAGTACAAAGGGAAATGGAACCTATCATTAAGTCTGCCAGGAATCCTTTTTTTAAATCTAAGTATGCAGACGTTAATTCAATTATTCATCAGGTAGTCCCTCTCCTAACTAAGCATGGGGTTCTGTTAACACAACCATTATCTAAAGCACATTTTAGTGATTCAATTTGTGTGAAGACAGTTTTAACTCATGTGGAGTCAGGTGATTCGGTTGAATCTGAATCAGAGGTAAGGCTTAATAAGGTTGATCCACAACAAGCCGGTTCAACCATTACCTATCTTAGAAGGTATACCCTGCAAAGCCTGTTATCATTAGAGGCTATTGATGATGATGCTGAAAAAGCTATGAATAGAAAGCCAAAAGAACCTGAGAAAAACCCTGCTCAGGAAAATATAGACAGGGCTAAACTCTGGTTAAATATTTATGATATTTCAGCTAAAGATATTAAAGATAAGGTGAGAAAATATTTTGGTACGGATTCAGTTAGGACATTGAACAATGAACAAATGAATAAACTTGAAGATATGTTAAAGGCTTCAGAATGAGATATACATCCTTAGAAGTTGAAAAGATAGTAACCCAGGATCAACAAAAAAAACAAAGTCGATACTGGATCATACTGCCTGAAACCTATTTAAAAAAAGTAGCTTTCTTATGTGCTTATTTTAAATGTAATAATTCATTACTTCTAAGGGCATCTACTTGTGTAATGATTGATGAATTGTTGGAAGAAATTGTAGGAAGTAAACAGGATGTTGACGCTATGTTAGCTAAGATAGAAAAACCATCCAATAAAAATCTTGAAAAAAGATTACTACAAAAGGCTTCTATTAGGTCAGGTATCTTAACCAGGGAACAACAAATCAAACAAGCTATATCATCTCATGAGGTTGTCATGCCTACAGGTAAGCCAAGAGGTAGGCCAAGAAAGGAGATTGGCAATGACAAGTAAAACCTCATTATCTTTTGTCAAAATTACTAAGTATGATAGAGAGGGAAACATCACATCATCTAATTATGTGGATGCTTTTGAAAACGCATATAAAACTAATGTTGACTCTAACAAAAATAGCAGGGCCAGGGGAAACAAGAAGGTATGGGGTGATGTTGTTATCAAGACATGTCCATTATGTTCAATCAGATACACAGCTAAGGAGTCAGCCGGTGAAAGATGTTACCGTTGTCAATATCACATATATAGAATAGCAAAGAAACAAGAATTTAAAGGATTCATTGGTAAAGCAAAATACAATGAGACATCCAGTTATCTTAAAAGAAATCCAGAAATATTAAATGAACCTATTGGTGGATGGCATAAGGAACGGCATCTCGATAGCCTTAAAGAATTGGAGCGAATGGAAAATGCAAAATAATATAGATCAACCCTATATATCCAGGGAAACAGAAAAGACTCTTAATGATGAAGAAGTATTTATTAAACATTTATATGATATATATCTCATTACCTGCACTAAAATGCCACCAAGTTTTATCCTCGATTTTTTTATGACCGGAGGTGGATTAAGTAATGGTAAGGCCGTAGCCGAATTTAAACAAAGAAAAATGAGTTTGATAAATCAGTATGATGATAAGGGAGGTATATTTGTAAATGAAAAAAAGATCACCAAAATGAAATTACTGAAAAAAATATATAATATATCCGGTTATATATTTGTTGGTTTACTCAATGGTGACTATTACAAATGCAAAATAGATGACATTGATTTTAAAGATATGAATATTCGTGTGAGTGATAATTTATATGGCGGTATGAATAGGGGTGGTGAAAAAGATAGGCAATTGACCTTCACTATACCATCCCACAACTTTTCTAATCTTTGATAGGAGTTTTTATGAACAAGGTATTTCTTTACGGAAACATCACAAGAGAACCACAGGTATTTGAGGGTAAAGTAACCGTATTAAAATTCAACATGGCAACTAATGAGAAGTTTAAATCAGGAGATGATTGGAAAGAACGGGCATACTTCCATAATGTCACAGTATTTGGTGGCAAGGCTGAATACCTAAAGTCTAAACTACAGAAGGGTATGCCTGTAGTTGTAGAAGGTAAGAATGTATCAGGTAGTTATGAAGATAAGTCAGGCAAGAAGGTTTATACCTATGATGTGAATGCTATTGATGTACATATCATATCTGGATACCAAGCTAAGTTAGATGATGGTGGCGAAGATCTTGACATATAAATAAGTTTACCCCTGAAAAGGTCTAGTGACCCTGTCCTAAAATATTAACCTAATGGTTTACGAGCGATTAATCAACTCAATTTCTCTTAGGGTATTCAATATTTTGTGCCAAAGGACTAGGGGGTATCTACTTACTACCAGGAGAAAATTATGTCCACAAATATAAAACAGGTGCTTGCCGTTCTAAAGGTATTAGTTGTTATGTGTTTTGCATTTGGATTTACAATATGGTTATCTTACATACTAGGAACCTGGCTAAAATAGGAGAATAAAATGTCAATTAAAAAACTACTTTGCAATAATTATTTTTACTATTCATTTTTAGCTATCTTTTTTTCAGTTGTTTTTTATTTTGCTTACACGATGTCCGGTTGTTCAACCGCACCAAAAGAAGAACCACAACATATTGGTGGTACTGCACCATATTATGAAGGTCATGATGACCAGATAGAACCAAACCCTAACAAGTGAGGTAGTAATGAGGACTCAATTTATATCAGTATTAAAAAATAAGTACAGCGTGGAATATGATGAACATATGTTAGCACTTGATATTTTGATGGATAAATGTGTTGGTATCAGCGAACACACTAGCTTTATTGAAGAGGCTGATAAACATATTAGTGCTATGGCTAATGCTATGGAAAAACAGGCAGTCGTAGAACAAATACAGAATTGGGCTGATCCTTCCAAAGATGAATGAGTTGGTATGATCTTTATAGAGGCTTGTGCTTCTGTATTTACTATCCTGGCACAGTATTTACTAACAATCAAATCTGATTGGGGTGTAAGGGTAGCCCTAATTGGTCAGATATTTTGGCTTTGGTTTATATTTGGTATAGGGTTCCCAAACGAACCAATTCATTACGGCCTGATACCTGCCGATGGGGTTATTGCTTGCATCCATCTCAGAGCTTTCTTTAGACAAATGAGGAGGTAATATGGAAGAAGAAGATATAATACAACATGAAGATGATTACAGAAAGTCAGTAGAAGCAACCTCTATGATGCTTGATAAGCTATCACCGGAATCACCTGAAACATTCTACGGTGCATTGGTTGTTATATTCCATGAACTATTCCTTCACGCCCCATCATTTCATAATGCTATGGAAATAATTAGTGTAGCCTTCCAAAATGAATTATCAGAAGATGACTTCAATCAATACTTTAAAAAGAAATTTAGGACAGATCCATTCTTTGCACATAAAAATAAAACATTGCATTAGGAGGTGCTATGAAAATATTAATTTTATTTCTTATGTTATTACTGTCTAATGGGTGTTCTAATTTTATCCATAAAACCTGTAGTAATCTATTAAGTGAAAAAATATATGGTGACTTCTTGAGTGATACAAATGAATGTAAAGAAAAAGGTTTTTGTATTAGCGATTTGGGAGGTGATTTATGAAAATATCTGAAGCTGTAGAAATACTTAAGAAAAAAGATTGGGTGCTAATTCATTCCGATAAATTAAATGATAAGTTTATTCTAAAGAGACATAAAAGAGTTGTTGTGACTAACCCTGAATTTCCAGAATATACCCTTGATGAAATCAAGGTATTAAGAGAGATACCAGAAACGGACAGGGAATACTTCCTAAAGGTGCTGTATAACATTAAAAAAGTATTTGAGGGGGCATATATGGTCTTTGAGAAAGGTAGGCAGAATGGACTACAATAGGTTAGAACCATACAATTCTGATGCTGAAGCAAATCTGCTATCATCAGTAATAGGACATCCAGATCAGGCTCACAGGGCTATAGCTACCATAGAGGAGGAAGATTTCTACCACCTCCACAACCGTAAAATATACAGGGCAATCAAAGCAATCACAGAGGACGGAAAAGAGCCTGATTATATTGGTGTTACTGATTGGCTAAAAGTAAGACAAATAGAAGTTAATGGTATGGTTGAAAAATATGATGATAATTTCACTCCTCCAGGTATAATAGAGAGTTCAGCTAGGATGATAAAAGAAAAATCATCTTTAAGGAAACTAATCAGGTTAAGTGAAAGAATATCAAATGATTGCTATAAAAGTGCTAGGGATGCGGAAGAGATTATTGAGGAAAACCAAACGGAATTATGCGAAATATCTCTCGATCATACGCAAAAAATTAAACGTAACCTTGTACTTTCTCCTAGCGAGTATTCATCTAATGCGATCAGTAGGGCTGAAAAACTTTATAAGAATCCTGAGAGCATCAAGGAAGAAGAAATCCTCACTGGACTCAAAGAACTCGACAGAGTTACAGGAGGAGCAAAGGATATTAATATCATATCTGCCTCGACAGGGGTTGGGAAAACCGCTTTGGCACTTAATCTTGCCATTCAATTCGGAGTCAGGGAAAATATCCCAACCTTATATCTCAATTATGAAATGGCAATCAGCCAATTATCCAATCGTCTTATATCAATCATCTCTGGTATTAGGTTTCGGTCAATTGAAACTGGTAAATATGAAAGAGCCTCCGAAGAGTTTCACAAGGTTTGCGAGGCATCTCAAAAATTAAAAGAATCCAAACTATTTATTACTGATAATGATTCTAAAACTATTAATACCACACTATCCTTAATAGAAAAGTATGCTATATCACATGGAATAAAGGTTGTATTCATAGATTACCTGGGTGACATATCTATGGATAAACTAGGTTCTGTGGAGGGTAGTGAATATATAACTTATGGCAGGTGGATACAATCCCTTAAAGGTACTTGCCAGAAGTATGGTATTAAGTTATATATTCTGGTTCAACAAAACAGAGTGGATAAGGAGTCTAGGGATGGTGTTGGTGGCTCTTATAAAATATTACAAAAGGCAGATCAATTCATATTGTTATATGAAAAAAACAGAAAGGTTATTATGAAACTAGATAAGAATAGACATGGGCCTTATCCATTTAAGTGGTATCTCAAGTTTGATAAATCAAATCAAAGAATATCTTTAGGTAAAGAGATTGCTTCTGGTAGCGTTCAAATAGTAAATGAAAGCGAGGACTTATGATTCTAAGTGATAAACAGATAAAGGGATTATGCTTATCTGATAATCCAATGTTAAAACCATATTGTGAAACCAAGGAAGTGTCTAAGGGTGTATCTTATGGTCAATCAAGTTATGGTTATGACATCAGGCTAGGTAATGTATTAAAAGAAATAGGTCAGGTTAAAAATAAATGGGGTGAATCTTGTACTATCATTGATCCTGAAAATCCTGACAGGGTAATGTGGACTAAACATACAGTAGAGAAAGTTCCTTTTATTATAGAACCTAATACTTTTGTATTGGCTGTCAGTATGGAAGAATTTAATATGCCAAAGAACGTAACAGCATTAGTTAAGGATAAATCTACTTATGCCAGGATAGGTATTGCTGTTCAAAATACTGTAATTGAGGCAGGGTGGAAAGGTTATCTAACATTAGAGATAACAAATCATTCTAAATATAAGGTAGCATTACATCCCAATACTGGTATAGCTCAGGTCATATTTTTCAAAGGAGAAAATTGTGATAATCCATATTCAGAAAAAGGAAAATACCAAAACCAACAAAACGAACCAACACCGCCACAAGCGTCAACCGAAGATCAACTCAAGGAACAAGGGAGCGTCAGGGGAAAGGGAAGTGTGCAAAATCCTGTCAAAGATAACAGGGTGGACAGTAACAAGAAGCCTAGAAAGCGTTAGAACTGGCGGTTCAGATATAACAAGTATCCCTGACCTCAGTATAGAGGTTAAAAGAAAGAAGTATATATTGCCTAATGATATGAGTGCTTTCTGGTTACAATGTGTATCACAGGCTGAAAAAGAAAAATGTAAACCTGTGTTATTTAGTAAAGAAGATAGGAGGGGTTGGGTTGTGACAGTAGCTATGGGTGATGTCTTTCCTGTCAAAGATATGCAATACCTACCAATAAGTATGGATGTATTGGCGTTTCAAAAATTATATGAAAGGTGGAAAAATGAATAGAGAAAAAATGAATAAGCATTTTGATATATGGATAGAGAGAATGAAGGACATAATGATTGTAAAAAATAAAGACTACGGTATGAACAATGATCCTTTAGCAAATCTTAGGGCCGTAGAAATGGCAGGTATTACAATAGATCATGGCATAGTTATTAGAATGATGGATAAGATGAGCCGGTTATGTTCATTCTATGAGAAGGGACATTTTGCTGTAGAAGATGAAACCATGGATGATACTTTAATTGACCTATGCAACTATGCTTTTTTGCATTGGATCGCTAGAACCGAAAAAGAAAATGGATGTAAGAATGAAAAATGTCAAGACAACACACCAGACGATTCGTATAATCAAGCCCGTGACTACTGATGAAATAGAATGGATACTTAATAAAGAATACAGCTACACTCATAACAAGGAAACAAAGTTTTTTAAAATCCTTGAGTCTATGGCTGTGGAAATTTTAAATAATAGAGATAATGGTTAATGTCTCTTATCCCCGTTTCTATTCTTTATATCTTGTTCTATTGTATTTCTTTTATGAGAAGCCTCACTCCAAAGCCTATAGTCAAGAGGACGCTTGAGGTGTTCTTCAATAGCACAGCGTTCCTCTATTGATGACCAATGTAATAGATTAATTTTATCTATTAATCTTATTAGTATCTTTTCATTCTTTAGCAACTCCTCCTCTATCTCATCCCCCATACCCTGAATAGTTCCTATCAAGGTTGACTTAACCCAATTCAATAGAAAATAAACCAAAGCTCCACTAGCCACAGTTACAGCTACCGGAACACCTAAATCAGAAATAATTGTAGTTAGATCATTCATTTATTTTTGCAAACCAGGATGCTATAGCAGTAACAAATCCACCACCTGATACCCATTTTAACACACTTGCTGTAGTCCTTATATCCCTAACATCACCCACTAAACCATTCCTTCCCTCAATACCATACAATGTCTTTGAGTGTGATTTTATATCCTCAAATAATTGTCTTTGGTTAACGGCTATTTCCCTGACTGTTATTTTGATCTCTGTTAGATCGCTCTCTATACTGTTCTTGTCTGACATTCTCAGCCGTTTCCCCCTGACAACATTCACTAACATAAAGGCCACAGTCAGCACATTGGTAATGACCATGTACCTCTATGACAACGATACAATTACACCTGGAACAAACCACTTGTAGTCAATCCCTGCTTACCAGATTTTTTTTGTGGTTGCTTTTAATGATTTAACCATCACTAAAAGTTTCTCAATGGCAGCTTTGGTTGGAGCATCAGATATTGAATCAATATCAATGCTATCTACAGCAGTAACATACTTAACTTCCTCCTCATTCCTTGTGATATTAATTGGTTTATACTCTCTAGTCAGCATAATCTCTCCTTATTTATATTTGAGTCCAAGTGAATACAACCTATAGTCCTGACCAGTGCCACTCTGTTCAATACTCACAAGCGGGCTAGTACCTGAAGCAGCAGCCATAGTTACGTCTGCTAATCTAACCGTAGTACCATCAGCTAAAGTATCTTCTATGTCCCATGAAGATATAGTGTCATAGTTACTACCTCCATCACGGGATACCTTATATGCAGGAGTACCACTAATCTGTTTATCAATCACCTCTAACACGATATTACTTGGTGCTGATCCTGCAAGTGGTGGCATATTAGTACCGCCAAATACTCTTGTCTTCCAAGTACCCTGTAAGTTAGCACCGTCATAATTAAATTGAACTAGATCAGTAGTTGCATTACCTGTGGTAGATTCCGACTTCATTGTCACAGCCATGCCTACCTTAACCGTTGTACCCATAGTCAGACCACCAGCAGCTTCCCAGTTAGCATCAGAGATACCTTCTACGTCAGCTTCTTTCATCCTAAGTCTACTGTTATTTTCAATTGCTTCGCTAATGCAATGTACCATGTCATTGACCGTAGCATTCGTCCAAGTAGTAGCAGTAGAATCAGCCGTGTCAGTATTACGTTGCCATGCAGAACTATAGTATCTTGCCACTTCCTTCCATACTGTACCTGTCCACACAACAACCTTTACATTAGTATCATTGTAAGCTGATACACCTGTCGGCATATGTATGACTGAGTAGTAATGGTAGGTGTCATAGTGGCTGTCAGTAAACGTAGTAGAGTCATTTGAGCCATTCATTAAAAGTAATAGCTTACTGTTTGCATCAACACTTAATTCTGCACTTGGTGCCGTTGCACCTCTATCGCTATTACTAACACGCAAATCATCAATCCAACCCTTCAAATACCGATGTCTTCCTCCAACTGGATTTTGACATCCCGCTCCTATCGTTGCTTGACCTGCATAATCAACCATAGCGGTAGTCCATGTTAGATTAGAGCCTACCTGCGTTCCGTCTTTATATATACGAATTACATTTGAACTATCTCTACTCACTCTAAAATGATACCAAGTACCAGCAGCGAGAGTCATTGACCCGCTTGATACATTTAAAGACACACTACCACTTACCACATTTTGAAAGTGCATCGCAGGATTTGTCCCAGAAGCGACACCCCATACGAGCTTATCATCACCGCTACTATCTGCGTTTAGTTTTCGCTCCCAGATTGTTTGTTCGTTTCCCGTATCGAATGCTTGAAAGTTAACCCATGCTTCTATAGTCCAAGTACCAGTGCCATCACCACCTGATCCAAGTCGAAGAGACGCATGGTCTGGAACAGTTAGATAATCACCCGTACCATCAAACTTAGCCATTCCAGTTCCAAACTTGGGTGATACAGTTGCCTCTGTATGCACGACAAAATAAGCAGCACCAGTTTGAGTGGCCCAACCACTACTGTTATCGAATTTACCAAAGTCACCGATACTCTGATCGCTAGTATGCACTCGAATCATATAGTAGTTGCTAGAGTGTACCGAACCAGACCGATGAAAGCCTATCGCATACTCTGTCCCTGCGCTGAGTGTAATTTTGTTAGCACCACTAAACGTTACATCAACTACGCTTGAAGAAGATGACATTGATGAACCAGACAGCCCATCACTCTCTGCTAACGCTGATCCAGTTGGCAGTTTGTCACCATCGGCACCAGTTGTATTGTAGATTTTGAGTAGAAAATTATCAGTTGGAGAATTGTATTTAAATACCTTCACCGCAATCTTAGATAATGTGCCAGTTGAGGCTGGAGTGAATGTTTGACTGCGACCATGATAATAGGCTGTGCTATACCCCACAGATTCTTGAGAGTTATCGCTGGTAAACTCTACGTTTGAGCCAGAGAACGTATCACT